TGTAGCCAGTTGAACGGCTACGTCGATATCTTTACTATTTTGGCGTACTTGCTTGCTCTTCTGTTTGGTAGGGCAAATAGTGCTTAATGCGTAAACATCAAGCTTGCCAGTATCTGTGTCGAGCCAAGCTTTAGCGATCCCCCAGTTGTTAAGTGAGGGATCAAAGCCAGTGCAATGTACTAATGCCATTAAGAGAAAATGCTCTGCGCTTTAGGAGCAGGCGCTGCGGCGTTACCGGTTTTGGCGGCAAAGTTACCAGTTGTTACATTGGTGTCCTTGCTGGTCAAATCACGAGTCACGCCTTTGTACTTGGCCACCCAGCTATTGTAGAACTCAGGGGCTTCAGCTTGTGCGCGAATCTCAGTGACAGTCATCAGATCACGAGCACGGAAGAATTTAACTACTTCATTTTCTTCGCGTGTTTCGCCAGTCGGATGATAAGCACCGTCATCGCCTTTAGCTTGCTTGTCCACTACCTGGCGCATTGTGCCTGCAACGATTTCCTGATCGATCAGATCGACCAGTACTGGCATTTCAGTAGCAATGTCAGCTTTAGTATCATAGTTATAGACATTGATAACTTTCTGCTGTGGCTCGATCTCACTGATTTCTTTCGCAACAGTAAGTAGGGCCAGGCTGTTTGCCAGGTTAAAGCCAGGAAGATATTTCTTCTCGCCTGTCTTAGTAGAGTAAAAGTTCTTGTTGCCTTTGGCATCACCTGACGTCATCCAGAGAGTCTGTCGAATGGTGGAACCAGTTTCAGTGGCAAGATGGAGCACCAAACTCAAAGCACCACCTTGGGATTTAGATAAATATGCCATAGTGATTTTTGTTCGGTATGCGTCAGAGTCCAGCGGTCCGCCGCCTCCGAGTACGTCAGTTTCGTCAGCGATACTGGCGTCAGTTTTTAAAGATGATAATGCAGTCATAGAATGACTCCTAATTGGTTAATTGTGATAATGCTATGCAGCAGCTACTTGACCAGAAGTACCGTAGTACTCATGTAAGCGGTCGAAGACGAGCTGAATGTTATTATCGATGAAGGTTTCCTGGGTCTCGAAGAGTCCCAGAGGTCCGCGTAGTCTTTCGCCTACAGTCTTGCGCGTAAGCTTGGTTTGAAAGACATACTTGAATCCCAGTATTTCCTCTTCCTCGGTTATGTTCAGCAGATCTGATTCATAATCAGAGAGATCTTTGACTGACACTTTCTTGGATGAGATTACAACTGAGAAATATGACTCGATGCCATTGTTCTTGAGAGAGCCTTTAACAGGCACTTTAGTCTCCATCACCATATCGCTTTCATTAAGTTGGTCTAATGTGTGTGCGATAAAGATGACATTCTTGGTGGAGCGAGCTACATACATTTGCATCAGGTCTTTGAAGAACTGGGCGAAATCTCCCCAGGCCTTTTGGCCATTAACTGCGTTGCGTACGTAGACTGACTCATACATATCCATTAGATAGGTCTGAGAGTCCACCACAATAGTGTGAACATCTGGCTGAGTTTCAGCGTGATCAAAGGCTTCGAAAACCTGCAGGGGGTCTGTGATAGTGAATTCTTTGAACTGAGATTTAAACGGTAATCGCTTACCGGCCTCACAATTCAAGTACATCACTCCTGCAGGATCCCTTAGCCCCATGAGAGACGCTGATTTACCTGAGGCTGATTTGCCTCCGAGTAAAACTAGGTGGTCATTTACTTGGGTTTGCATAAGGTAATCCTTCTGTATTTTTTCGCCAAAGGGGCAGGAAGCCCCCTTAATCATTTACGCGAGATCGCTTTACTAACCGTCGCCATGATTGTGCTGACAATTTCCTGCTCAGTGAGCTTGTCTGCCAGCTTGTCATTCAGGTCGGTAACGCGTTTGAGGATTCCATCAAAGTCAAAGCCGCCGTCAACAAGGATCATGGCGTATCGCAGAAGCATGTTGTTTCTATTACCGTCACCGGTATTATTCATAACCCAACGCTCTAGGTTATCCATGCCCTGCTGGTCAAGTACTTTGGCTTTAAAGGAATCGTTCTTTGAGGTCTTGGGTATGAACTGGAGGATGTCGAGTAATTCGCCGTCCTGGTATTCATACTCACCGTCATGGGAGAGCCATTTACGTGCTCGTTGTCCTGTTACCTGGTCAATGCCTTCAAAAGGAACCCAGGTAAATATATTCTTACTGAATTCTTTGAAGTCATGGGCATCAAGTTGGAGTTCGTAATTGGTCGGCAGCAGTATACGAAAGCAATGGTCGTTTTCTGTATGACTGCGTGTGGTGTAAAACAATGCTTTGTAATCCTTAAGCAGCAGTTTAGCTGTGCTTATGTTTACTCCATGGTCAATATCTAATACCACCATATTAAAGCCAGGTAACGCGGCATCTTCACACCGGTGACCATTACTAAAGTGATGATTACACCAGTGCATACCTTTTTTCTGGGTAAGCTTATGTAAGTCGTCAAAATTGGCAGTATCAGGTAAATAACCTTTAGCTATATCTGTGCTATAGCTAACAATCATTTTACTGAGATCTGTTTTCTTCAAGGTTTCGCCGCTTATAAATTCAATACCGTCATTAAATGCTCGTTTAATGATGATGTTGTTTTGGTAGCCGTAGGCGATAGCCAGTTGCATCATTTCTTGTTTCTTGGCATTAGTGCCAGTATAGAAAGGAAGGTCTTCTACCAAGTCAGGCTGAGTAGCACTGCGAGGTAAATCCGCAAGGTACTTGGCCAGTTTTACGTAAGGGCGGTCACGGGTAAGAATGTTCTGAAAGGCTTTGCCTGACTCCTCTGCCAATTTAATGGCGTAGTAGGCGTGGTCTTCAGTTATCTCGGGAGAGCCATCAATGAAGGCGTACGCACCGGCTAACTTTAATGCTTTAAAGTGCCTGTGCGAGATTTCCGATTTGCGCATGGTTTCGTGTTCAGAAAAATCAAGAGCTAAATCGCCACACTGAATTTCATATTCAGTGAAGAGTATTTCTACATCTTCAGATATGTTCAGTGTGGTGCCTACGAAGGCCATATCAGCAAGCCTACCCAGTTTGTCGGATAGAGCTTCAAGGAAACTAGAGGCGTTACCGCAGGTACGTTGGTCGTACAATTCCCTGGCAGTCATACCTGACTTCTTCCTATGGCTTTTTGAATAACCAAAGAAGCAGCGTCTTCCGTAACCTTCCTCGAATAAAGCGACGAACTCCTCTTCTTTTCTACCTCCATCGAGTAGACTGGCGGGGGTGCCAAATAACATCATGTTAGATGGCGTACGTCCTATGATTTCTTCGTAGCGTTGATGCTCGGTAGTGCCCTTCACCAATTTTGGTTTGATTGTACCGATGTCATACAACTCCAACATAGGCGCGAGGAGTTCCCTTATCTCAGTGAGATTTGAGCCTATTTCATCTACCATAAGATTCATGGAGCCTGCGTTTGCTAGTAGCAACTTTTGGCGTACGCTCTTTAACGCTGGCGCAGTACCTGAATCAAAGCTGAAGAATAAAGGCCCAATGTCATCGTATTCTTTCTCTGTCTTGGTTAATTCAACATCAGGGTCAGAGCCTTTACGGATAGCGCGTTGATTCGCTATTTTAGGCAGGTTCTGTTGGGCAAGCCCCGGTAAAGTAGAGTCAGTGAAGTTACTACGGAACTGATTAATAACCTGCGACTCAATCAAGTTAGTTGAGTAACCTTTACCAGATCCTGATACTGCGAGGTTAATGGCGTACATAGAGACAGGAATTTCATCCCGGTCCCTGGTCACTATATTGACCCGCATCATTGCGGATATCATAGCCAGGTAATACGCCACCACTACTCTAAAGAATAGTGGGTCTTCGTTTTGAGTTTTGTTGCATAGGAGTTCCACCAGCTCTTCGCTTTCAGGGTGGAAGTTCATTTCATCGAATGTCTTCATCGTGCTCCTTAATCAATAATGAGTGTGCCGTCAGCGAGATACATATCTTTCTGGGTACACACGGGGAATGCGTTGCAGTATTTACACGCAACAACTTGGCCTGGAACTTCAATAACGATGCCGACATTTCCGTCAGTATTTAAGCGAGCGTAAGCTTCAGCAGCATTATCGAAATTCTTAGTACTGCGTTTGGTGCTGGCAGGGTTCTTGTAGTATTTCCAGGCAGGAGGCTTGCGCCATAAGGCTTTATCGTCACATAAGGGGATTGCAGCTTCGTTTACGTCCCTGTAGCGTTGAAACAAATCCAACTTATGTTTGATGTAATCCTCAGTGTTACTTAAGTCCATGAGGGGGATAAGCTTCTGTTCGACTTGGCGCTGAGGGTACAGTTTGTCGCTCTTGGCTTTACCCGCCATCCAATCAGTAAAGAAGAACTGAATGGCCATGTGATCCCGGGTGATTATCTTTGGATTAAGCCATCGATAAATGCTGCCCTGAAGTTGGTAGTCTTCGTCTTTGGTATTGTTGGTCCAGGTGTAGGTACTGGTTGATTTAAAATCTTCCAGCCTGCCCTCAGCCACAAAGTCGAACTTACCGGATACTGTGAACCCGTTAATTTCCTTGGAAGTCCGGATCTCCATATAAACGGGGATGTCCTTCTTAGTCATTTTGTCGGGATCACCGTTGATTACTACACGGTCTATGACCTTTTCGGGGTAGCCAAGGCTCTTCATTGCTTGAACGTAGTGGCCTCCGGCCCAGGCCTTCTCAAGCCCGTCATGGATCGAGGTACCGATACGAGATTTCACTACAGTGAGTATGTCGGTGGTGCGTTCTTGTTGCGGGATTCGGGCAGGAAGTATCTGCTGCCGTGGGGCCTTCATTAGTGCGGTTGCTGAAATGGTACCTGGGTCGTAATCATAATGATCAGTTGCCAGGTAGACGGCCACAGACAGGGGTACACCTGTACCATTAAGGTAAGTAGGCATAATGTGTCCTTGGTTTTTTGTAAGGGGGTAAGAAGAGTAAAGGCGCTAAGAAAAGTTTTCTTGAGTTTTTTCTGTAATGACGAAGTCAGTTAAAACGGCGTCGTATTCCTGCCCCATTACTGTAATTCCGCGTGCAGCAATGTACTTCACGGCCTCCAGTTCATAAGCATCAGCCAGTTCAGCTGACCATTCAGTGGGGTCGCCCTCTTCTTCTGACGGCTCAGACCATCCCAATGCTTGGGCAATAAGGAGAATATCCCCAATGCCTTCATATTCTTCAATGATGAGGATCATGGTTGGCCTCGGACAATGTTGCTAACCAGGCTCTGCG